CGAATGATGCGCCGGACGCGTGAATTCATCATTGATAAATTTGATGTCGAAACCGCCGACAAGGTGATGCCCGAGTACGAACTTGAAGCGCTGACCGAGGAGGCCATGCGCGAACGTGACGAAGAAAGCAAAAACCCCGATACCCTATATAACCAGCCAAACAACCCAGGAGGTGCCGCCGTGCCCCAGCCGAAAACTTTCAATCAGTCCGATCTGGACAAAGCCGTTGCCGATGCGCTCGCACTTAAAGAGAGTGAGTTCAGTTCGCAGCAAACCGATTTAAAAACCCAGCTCAACACCGAGCGCAAAGCCCGTCTTACCAGCGACTACAGCACGTTCGTTAGTGGTCTGATTGACGCCGGCAAGCTAACGCCTGCGTTTGCTGCCGGCATGACTGACTTCATGTTGCAGTTGACTGACGGCGCTGAATTCGAGTTCAGCCAGGGCGACGACAAAACGGTGGTTAAGACCAAGCCCGTTGACTGGTTCAAAGAGTTCGTCAGCGGCCTGGGTAAAACCGTGAAGCTGGGCGCGGTTGAAGATGCTGACGTGAACGACAAGGAGCATCAGTACAACGCCCCCAACGGTGCTGTCGTTTCCGCCGAGCGTCTGGCGCTCGACAAATCCGCCCGTGACTACGCCGCCAAGCATAACGTTGATTATGTCGAAGCCCTGGTCGCTGTGGGCGCGTAAGCGACCACCTAACAAAATCTAATTACGAGGATATAAAAATGCCTGCCACAAATATTTCATTGCTCACACTGAGCGTAATCGCCGCCGCCGCTCTCACAGAAGGCCAGCCCGTCGCCTATGACGGCACAGTTGCCGCCGATGGCGCCGCCATTAAAGGCGTCGCTGAAACCGACGCCGCTATCGGTGACCGCGTCGCACTGACCGCCATCGGTACCGGCATCGCGACCGCCGGTGCGGTGATCGCCGAGGGCGCACTGGTCCAGGTCTCGGGCGGTAAGTTCATTACCAAGGCCGCAGGCATCTCAGTGGGCCGGGCGTTACAAGCCGCTGGCGCTGACGGCGACAAGTTCGAGCTGCTGCTGATACCGGCTTAGTTCCGGTATTGAGCCCACTTTAAACACCATTTAAAACAATTTTTAAGGAGCATCTAAACCATGCCTACACCAGCACAAAATCAGGTCATCGACCCTATCCTGTCGAACATTTCCCTCGGCTACAAACACCCCGAGCACGTCGGCATGCATCTGTTCCCTGTCGTGCCAGTCTCGCAGACCGGCGGCAAAATCATTCAGTTCGGCAAGGAAGCGTTCCGTCTTTATAGCACCGCCCGCGCTCCCGGCGAGAATGCCCGCCGCGTTCGTTTCGGCCATGAGGGCAAGCCCTACGCTGTCGAGAACCACGCCATGGATGCCGTCGTGCCACGCGAGTGGATGCGCGACGCTTCGGTTGTTCCTGGCATCAATCTGGCGACCCGCGCGATTAACCTGGTCAACCGTTCCGGTTCGCTGGTGCTGGAAAATCAGCAGGCGGGCATTGCACGTAACGCTGCGAATTATGATGCCAACCACAAGCTGACGCTGGCAGGCACAGACCAGTGGAGCGACTACGCCAATTCAGATCCGATCGGTGACGTCGATGACGCCAAAGAAGCGGTACGCGAAAGCATCGGCATCTACCCGAACGTGATGGAGATCAGCGCCAAGGTCTTCAAGATTTTGAAAGAGCATCCCACTATCCTGGACAAGATCAAGCACACCCAGACCGGTGTTGTGACGGCCGACCTGCTGCAATCAGTGTTCGATATTCCGAAGATCGTGATCGGCAAGGCGATTGCCTTTGATGATGCTGACGCCAGCATCGATATCTGGGGCAAAGATGTGGTGCTGGCTTACGTGCCTGATAGCACCACCGGCCATGAAGAGCCCAGCTACGGCTACACCTACCAGATCGAAGGCCATCCGATGGTCGAGGTGCCGGTGTGGGAGCAAAGCTCACGCAGCTGGATCTACGGCATGACCCACGAACGTGTGGCAGTGCAGACCGGCATCACTGGCGGCTTCCTGATCCAGAGCGCCGTGCTCTAAACATAACCCCATGAGTTGTTATATCGGCGGGTGGATATAAACCGCCCGCCGATTTAAAGCCAGGAGAAAGTAATCATGTCAAAGAAAATTATTAAGCTGTTCGCAGAGTCGCCCGTAAAAGTAAACGGCAAGCGCTGCTTTCATAAAGAGTTCACGGTTGATAGCCAGGAACAGGCGGACGCGCTGGTTAAGTGCGGCGCCGCTAGTGTGGTGACATCAGATGACGCTGATAAGGCTGCTGCTGATAAGGCCGCTGCTGATAAAGCTGCCGCTGATAAGGCTGCTGCTGATAAAGCTGCTGCTGCATCTAAAACATCTAAAGCTGACGCTAAATAAGTCACATGTATATCGTCGCATTAAAAATGCTTGAACTGTTTGGTGATCTGGAGGTGGCTGAACTGGCCGCGCCGAAATCACCATCAGTTGACGGCGTGCTGTTGCGATTGACGCTGGAAGATGGCGACCGTTCGGCTTACAGCCTGGAAGACCAGGACGCGGCTGATCTGGCGAAGGCGCGGCTTAATGGCGTGATCGTCGAGGCCGGGCTTGAGGTCGACAGTTACATTTCACCGCGCTATACCCTGCCGCTGGCGCAGGCGACGATTGACAGCAGTGCGCTGCCGCGCAAGACCGCTGACATTGCCCGTTATCTATTGATGGATGATCGCGCAACGGAAGAGGTCGAGAAGCGGTACACGGCTGCAATCAAATGGCTGCGTGATCTGTCGATGAGCCGGGCCAGTTTGGGCGGTGAAGACAGCGTGGCAGGTGAGCCGGGTCGGGTGATTCGTCGCCAGGGAATCAGCGGCACTGATTGGGGTAGCTATTAATGTCCGGGGTCGGCCTCACTTATAGCATCAACGACACCGAGGCGCTGGCAATGCTAAAGCGTCTCGAAGATTTTAATGCGTATGCGATGTTCGACGACATCGGCAGTTATCTCGATAGCGAAGTGGCTAATCGTTTTGCGGAAGGCAAGGACCCGGAGGGGCAGACCTGGACGCCCAGCATTCGCGGCAGTGAAGACGGGGCGACGTTGGTCGACTACGGCCACCTGCGCGACTCCATTACTCATATTACATTTCTTGATGGTACCGGACTGGAACACGGCACTGACTCTATATATGGTGCGATACATCAATTCGGTGGTGACACCGGTCGCAACAAAGCGACGTTCATTATCGCGCGCCCATACCTGGGCATTAATGACGATGATGAAATCGAGATCGACAACATCGTCGAAGATCACTATCGGCTGGCACTGGCATGAATCCGATTACTCTTACCGAGAATGAAATTATCGCGGTTTGTGACGCAGCGCTGAATGGCAAAGTTCGTGGCATGGAAAGTTTGCCAGGGCGCATGAGTCTTTCGGTGCTGAAGAAAATCGCGGCCAGAGCACCGGCCGTTTATGTTGCATACCTGGGCGGAAATAAAAGCGGCCCGGCAGTGCGAGACACTGCGACACATAGAGCGGTGTTTGCCATTTATATAGTCACCGACCGCACCGATGGACGCCGGGGTAGTGGTCGCAAGATTGGCGCTTACGACATTATTAATACGTTGGTGCCCGCGCTGAATGATCACAGCGTGCCCGAGGTTGGCACGCTGGAAAGCAAAGCGGTCGAGAACCTATTTAGTGTCGAGCTGGACAGAAGCGGCGTGAGCATTTATGCCGCGACTTTCCAAATCCCGATGACCTTCGATTACCAGCTCGACGAAACCGCCCTGGATAATTTTATAACCTATCACGCTGAACATTCGATGACGCCGGGCGATGATGAACCCGCTGCTATCGACAGCGTACAACTTACGCAGATTTAAGGAGACAACATGAGCAAGCCATTATTTATTAAACCGAAACCTAAAACATTGGTGCGCAACCCGGAACGCAACAATGAGCACGTTGCTGCCATCGGCGCGAAGGTTGTGCGTAACGCTTACTGGCTGCGCCGGTTGCGTGATGGTGACGTGACTGAAATCGAACAGGCTGAATTTGAAAAAGCCGTTGAAGCGGAACAGCAAAAAATTCGCGACGCGGCTAAAAAGGCAGCAGCAGCCAAAGCCGCTGAAGCCAAAACGGCCGACGCCAAAACAGCAACCCCTGACAACAAATAAGAGGCTCAGTAATCATGCCATCATTTAATCAAATCCCCGCCGCGCTCAGATTGCCCGGCACATACATCGAGTTTGATAACTCGCTCGCAGGTAACGCGTCGATTAGTTTTAAAGTGCTGGTGATCGGCCAGAGCCTTGCCGCCGGTTCCGCTGTTGCAGGTGAGCCGATGATCGTGAGCAACGGTGACCAGGCTGATGAGTACTTCGGTCGCGGTTCGATGCTGGCCGAGCTGATCCGCGCGCTGAAGAATGCCGACAATTTTATTGAGACAGTCGCAATCGCGCTGGAAGATGATGCTGCAGGCGTTGTCGCTGACGGCACGATTACTGTTACCGGCACCGCGACTAAAGCAGGCACGCTGTCAATTTATATAGCGGGCCGAAAGGTGAGCGTGGCTGTCGCCGCCGCCGATGACCAGGTCGCGATTGCTACCGCGATTGCTGCCGCCATTACTGCTGATACGCGCCTGCCGGTTACCGCCGCCGTTAACGGCGTGACGACGAACCAGATTGACCTGACGTGTAAGTGGAAAGGCGAAACCGGCAACGACATCGATGTACGCATGAACTATTACGGTGAGCAGCTGCCTGCAGGTATCGCCGTGGCCATCGCGGCAATGGCGAACGGTACGACGAACCCGGACATTACGCCTGTTATCACCGGCATGGGTGACGACTGGTACAACTGGATCGTGAATCCGTACACCGACGCTGCTAACCTGGTCCTGCTGGAAACTGAACTGGACGATCGCTGGGGCCCCATGCGACAGATCGGCTGCCGTGCGTTCTCTGCGTTCCGTGGCACGTTGTCAGCGACCGGCACTTTCGGCAACACGCGCAACAACCCGCACGTGACCTGCATGGGCACATCCATCGCGCCACAACCACCCTATATCTGGGCAGCGGTGAATGCCGTCGTTGCCGCCGGTGCATTGAGCATCGACCCGGCCCGGCCGCTGCAAACGCTGAAGCTCACTGGCATCATGGCACCGGCCAGCGCTGATCGTTTTATCGACAGCGAACGCAACACGCTGCTGTTCGACGGCATTGCCACGCACAAGGTCGGGGCTGATGGCTCAGTGATGATTGAGCGACAGATCACGATGTACCAGTTAAACGGCGCGGGCATTGCAGATGATTCGTATCTCGATATCACCACGCCGGAAACGCTGGAGCGCATCCGCTTCTTGCAACGTTCGACATTCGCGCAGAAATATCCACGCCACAAACTGGCAGGTAACTCAATCCGCGTCGGTGCAGGTCAGGCGATCATGCAGCCTAAGATTGCGCGCTCTGAGCTGCTGAACATTTATATCGTGATGGAAGCGCTCGGCTGGGTGCAGGACTACGAAAGCTACAAAGCGTCTTTGGTAGTCGAGATCGATGCGCAGGATCCAACCCGGCTGAATGTGCAGGACAGCCCGCAACTGGTCGGCCAGTACCGCGTTCACGCGCAACAGATTCAGTTCCGTCGATAAGTAACCAGGAGAATATTTCATGAGCAAGAATCAGATAACAGGCAAGGCGACTATTCGCGTGGATGGCAAGACGTATAAAACGATGGATGGCGCCACGATCACCCCAGGCGGCATCAGCCGCGAAGCGGTAAAAGGTGATGTTGTGCACGGCTACAAAGAGTCGATTCAGGAGCCGACGCTGGATTGCAAGCTGGCGCACACCGCTGAAATCAGTCTCATCGCGCTTGGCAAGTTCACTGACGCCACTGTTGAGTTCGAAACCGATACGGGTGTGATCATCATCATGCGCGAATCCTGGACAGTGGAACCACCGAGCATGAGCGGCGGTGAAGTTGATCTGAAGATGGCAGCAATGTCGGCTGATGAGTTGAACCCATGAGCGAAGTAAAGTTTGAACTTGAGCACGGGATGAAGCTCGGCGATGAGCGGCTGAAAACAGTCACGCTGCGTGAACTGAATTCGGCTGATATTTTCGAAGCGTCGGAAGCGGCTGAGAAACTGGTGACCATCGGCCAGGGCAAAGATGCCTCGGCTGAGTTCGTCATCAGCCCGACACTGATGACCAAGGAGACGCTGCGCAGGCAGGTGGTGTCGATCGGTACAGTTAAAGGCCCGATCAGCATCGCTGAACTGCAATCGCTGCACCCCGAGGATCTGAACCTCATTGAAAAATATACGCAGGTGCTGGAAGGCACGTTAGCGCCTAAGGATGTGGCGCGACGGGGGCGATCTGATACTGCTTAGCCAGGCAGTTGAAAAACTGGTGTACAAACTGGCGGCAAACACACTGTGGTCGCTGGCTGAAATTCAAAATCTAACACTGCGGAAGCTGCTAAGACTTATTAAATAATGAGCGATTTAAAAACCTCCATCATCGTCGACCTGAAGGGCAACCTCGAAGCCCGCGCACGTCGCTATGGCAGCGCCATGAATGGCATGAGTAGTAAAGGCAATGCCTCGCTGAACCGATTGAATGCGGGCTGGACTAAGCACGGCAAAAAACTGAATGATATCGCTGGCCGCTACACTAAAATTATCGGCCTCGCAGCAGCTGCTGCTGCAGGTAAAGCGGTGATTGGTTTTGATGCACAGCTCACGCGGCTACAGACAAACGGCCGCGCTACCGTCGAGCAGATCGCGGCGCTGAAAAAAGAGATCATCGAAGTCGCTAACGATCCGTCGATACGTATCAGCAAGGATGATCTCCTGGGCGGCTTCATGCAGATCATCGAAGACACCGGTGATTTCGAAGGGGCTAAAAATAACCTGAAAACGCTCGGCACATTTATCCAGGCAACCGGCACCGCCGGTAAAGATGCAGGCGCTATGGTCAGTCTTGCATTTAAGAGTGGCATTAAAGACGCTGATAAAGTGCTGGGCTTATTGGATGTGCTGTTTCAGCACAGTACGCGTGGCTCGGTCGGCATACCTAAACTTGCCGCTGTCGGCAAGGGACTATTCAGCCCTGCAGCGGCAGCCACCGGTGCCAGCGAGCAGTCGATGACCGATGCTAGTGCGGTCGCCCAGATTACGATTGATGCGACCAAGAGTGCTGACGAAGCTGCTGAAGCGATTAAGTCCTTCCTGTCGATGATTCAAAAGGATGATACGCGCAAGCTGCTGGAGAGAAACGGCGTGCAGGTGCGTAAAGATGACAGCCTGGAACTGCGCCGCCTGCCAGAATTAATTCCCGAGATTTTTAACCTGGCTAAAGGTGACTTCGGCAAGCTGGGCAAGCTTTTTGGAGAATCCGGCGTGAAAGTGTTCCAGGGCTACAGCCTGCCGGGTAATGACGAAGCGCTACAGCTGCTGGCACAGCAAAAGGCTGACGGCAGCCTGCTCAACGAAAACGCGCGCATTAATGCCGGCACTGCGCAGGCCGCTTTGCAAAGTCTTAAAAATAAAACCTTTGAAGGCGCTGATTTTGTTTTCAGCGAGCCGACCAAGAACGTCGCTGACGCGGCTGACACGTTCGGCAAGACGGACACACTAACAAATCTTAAAGCCATCAATTACTCAATCGGTAAAACACTGCTGACCGTCGATGGTGCTATTGGGAAATTTCTGATCGACACTAACCGTAATGCGGGCCAAGCCATCATCGATGGCGTGCGCGGTCTGTTCAGCGATGAAATGAAAGCCACGGTCGAAATCAAAGTCGATGGCGCCGCGAGTGTGACCAGCGTGAAAAGCCAGAGCCGTAATCTTGATGTCGATGTTGATTCCGGTCGGCAGATGGTGAACGAATGAGCCGCTTCACATCCAAAGGCAGTTTTCGCGGTGCCGCGTTTCTTATTGAAGACGACGATATGGAATTCGGGCGTCGCGTAGTTAAGCACGAGTTTCCGTTGCGCGATGATGTGTCTGCTGAAGACATGGGCAAAAAGACGCGCGAGTATACGACAACAGTGTTTGTGCTGGGTGCTGATTATGAGCAACAACGCGACGCGCTGATCGCGGCGATTGAGAAGCCCGGATCGGGCCTGCTCGATCACCCTTACTACGGCACGATTACGGTGACCATGAACCCCGCACGGGTTCGCCACTCGACCCGAGAAGGCGGTTATTGCCGGTTCACGCTGTCGTTTTTCATTACCCCGCCCGAGCCGGTGCTGGACAGCGTGGATACCCAGGCGGCGGTTGAGTTGAGTACTGCTGAGGCGCTGTCGCAGAGCATCGACGATTTTGCGGCTAACTTCGACATGCTGGGTGCGGCTAATGATTTCGTGCAGGGCGTGATCGATGAAGTCGATAGCGTTATGGGTGAAGTTGAAAACGTGGTCGATGGTGTGACCAACGATATTACGTCTTTAATCACTGCGCCATTCGACATGGGCGCGACTATTATGGGCGCTTTGAATAACATTCAAACCTCACTTAACAACCCTTTAAATGCTTTAAAAATTTATCGCGGGCTGTTCAGCGCGGGTGACGATTCAGCACCCGTACCCACAACTACACCCAGCCGGGTGCAACAGTCGGAGAGCATTGCAGCGCTGCACCGTATTGTGCAGCAGGGCGCGGTCGCATCGGCCTGCCTGATGAGCTCGCAGCTTGAGTATGACAGCCTCGATGATGCGGTGGCTTTGCGCGATGAGTTGCTCGATGTGATTGAGGCGCAGATCAACGAGCTGATGAGTGAGCCACTATACGCCGCGTTCGCGGATCTGCGGGCGGCGGTGGTGACGGATCTGCGCACTCGCGGCATGCAGTTGCCCAGGCTTGTCAGCCACACACCCCTGACCACACTGCCCGCCCTGGTTGTTGCGCATCAGTTGTATGGCGACGCCACGCGCGAGGCTGAAATTGTGGCTCGTAATAAAATCGAACACCCCGGCTTTGTGCCCGGCGGCGTGACGCTGGAGGTGCTGGCTAATGTCTAATGTGGTCCTGCAAATCGACGGCACTAATTACACCGGCTGGAAAAGCCTGGCCATTACTCGCTCGCTGGAATCGATTGCAGATACCTTCGAGCTGTCGCTGACGGATCACTGGCCTGCGGACAGCGCTCCCAAACCGATCCGCATGGGTAAGCCCTGCATCGTTAAGATTAATAACGAAACAGTGATCACAGGCTACGTCGATGACGTGATACCTGACTACGATGCTAATCAACACCGGCTGACTGTCACGGGTCGATCTAAAGCAGCTGACTTGATTGATTGCAGCGTGATGGATAACACGGTTTTTAAAGGCAAGACTTTTTTAGACGTAGCCCGGCATGTTTGTAAGCCATACGGCATAACGGTGACGACTGAAGTACTGGTGGGCGCGCCTTATGCGAATAAACATTCAGTCGAGCCGGGTGAAACCGCGTTCGAATTTCTGGACCGGCTCGCACGGATGCGGGCACTGCGCATGGTGTCGACACCGGACGGAAACATTTTAATTACCCGCACCGGCAGTGAGCGCGTGGGTACGCCCCTGGTTCTCGGTGGCAACATCAAAAGCGCGCGTGGTCACTTCACCTTGCGCGATCGCTTTAGCCGCTATGACGTTTACAGTCAGCAGGACACGGACGACTTCACTTTCGG